CCTAAAAAATTCTCCGGGGGAAGATTTGCCATTTACATGGGCTTATAGGCTAGGTATACACAATGATATTTTTCCTCGCTGGGACAATGCCGTGTCCTAATCCTCCTTTCGGTATCTTGGTGCAAACTGGTTTATAAGTCCATGTAAGTGGCAGAGAACATGAGTAATTCAGACAAGGAGATATTTATGATTATTGGAAAAGAGAGAATAAAAGAAATCGTAATAGCAAGAAAGGAAACGAATGAAGTAATTGCTTATTTGACAGATGAACATATTGTAGAAAAAGACGGTTACAAAGTGGTATGTGTGTCCGAGTCTAGCCCAGATTGTTTGTTCGAATGTGATCAGGATTCGATACGGGTGTTGGAACCCCATTGATGTTACGGATATGGTATCCGCTATATTCACCTTTTAATATTTTATCAGCAATAATTTTACCAAGCATTATATGTTTGGTCTGAATGTCTTTAAACAATATGTTTCGTCCGGTTGAGGACTCTTTGATTACTGAAATTCGTTTTATCATAAAACACCTACTTTCTTTTGATTGGACACACATACCATTACAAAAATACCATATGTTGAGATGACCGTCAACTGGAAACTATATGTTGTTGGAGAATGATATTAATGAGATCTTTAACTGACGATGAATTTTGTCATAAACCAGATTGGGTTAAGGTATATAGTACCATTAATTTAGGGTTTCATATTTTAGTTTAGGTTGTGTGAAAGCCATTATAATAGGTGTTATTTTATCTTCTTTTGCAAGGTATTTGATTGTTTTGCATAATTCGTGTGTAAAAAAACAGCCGCCAACTGTGAGGAAGAAAACACTACAATTGGAGATAGTTAGTGTTCCATTGGCGGTTGGTATTTGATTCAAAATCATCACCTCCTTAATGCCCCCAATCTGGTTTATATAAAACATATCAAACTAGCACTCAACTGTCAAGAGTGCTAACAAATATTTTGGAGGATGATATTAATGAAATCTTTAACTGACGATGAAATCTGGAAAATGACACCTAAACAAATGAAAGAATATGCAGAACGGCATCCGGAAGAGGCTTGGCGGTTTGCGAAGGTTTTAGGAGAGTCGGCAATTAAACAATTAAAAAAGACACTAAAAAATTCAAAATCAAATGGAGGGAAGAAACAATGAAAATTGCACAAGAATTACAGCATCACGGAATCAAAGGAATGCACTGGGGCGTGCGGAGATTCCAGAATGCAGATGGGACATTGACCTCGGCTGGCAGACAACGTTATGATACAGGATATGCTAAAAGCCCAAGAAAAATTGCAAAAGAACAGAAGAAATATGACAAACAGTATAAGAAGAATTATGCGCAAGCATATAATAGAGCTGCAAGTTATTTAAACCAGAATATGGATTCTATCAATAAAAAGTGGGAAAAAGAGTTTAAAGGATATTCGAACTGGGCTGATAGCCCAAAGTATGAAAAATATGCGGCTGAAATAAACGACATGTTCAAAACAACATTTAATCAAAGTATGGAAGAACTGATTGGGAAGCGTCCGGCATAGGAGAAAACAATGGAAGCATGGAGAATGGAACTATACCATCATGGTATCCTTGGTCAAAAGTGGGGCAAGCGGAATGGACCACCATACCCTTTGGGAATATCAGACCATTCTTCTACTGAGAAGAAAGCAGGTTGGAGAAAGAGCCTTAGCAAGAAATCTACACAAGAAAAGAAAGTTGACAAAAATCCTAAAAAGGATAATACTATTGATAGAGATAAATCCATCAGTCGAGGAAAGAAGGTAGCGGTCAATGCTTTAGAAGCCTGTGGCTCAACACGCTTATCTCGTTTGGGTGAGTTTATCCGGTCTGGTAAAAATGCTGTTAATTCTTTACTTGGTAATAAAGCGGGAGCCGCTGGCGATATTTCAGATTTTGGAAATGGTTCTGCTGAGTTTCCCAAGAAACAAGATGTTTCAAAAGGAATAAAGAGACTTGCGAAGCCGGAGACTTTGGAAGAATCTTTAAGCAGAGCGAATCCGTTAAGAGGAACTTCTAGCGGCAAGGGTAATTGCACTCTTTGTTCTATTGCAGGTTTTCTTAGAACTAAAGGATATGATGTTGTTGCCGGGGATACTGGTGGAAAACAGCAAATTCTCGGTGGTATAGTTGAGGATTGTTTTAAAGGTGCTAGGGTTATAGACGGTTCGGCTAGGAAATTTGGCCGCTCGGTTGAAGATGCCTCGGAAATGTTGGTAAAGAAGTTTGGAAATAATGCGTCGGGGGTATGCAGTATTCAGTGGAAAGAAGATGCTCCATTTATAGGAGGACACGCTTTTAATTGGAATGTTAAAAATGGAAAGGTACATTTTATGGATTTTCAGGGTAATCGAAATCATGAACGTGTAAAACAATACTGGCAATGGATAGACCAAAATAATTCGCTGACATTGGCACGTTTAGACAATGCTGATTTTGTTGAAGAAAATCTTTTGAAATATCTTAATAATCGCTGAATATACATGTGCTTGTTTGAAAGGGGGATTTCACATGGAGAAGTACACATTTGAAGAATTACTAAAACAAGACATATCTTATATTACAGAAGATGCTAATAGTTATTATGTTAAATTGACACCTACAGATAATTATGATGATTCTTTGTGGGTAATTAATAAGCAGACTATGGAAGTTAGCTATATGAGTTGTATAGATTATGGTTTGGATATTCACGAATCAACAACACCTGTCAATCCCGACACATTAAGAAAAAGAGTCTCATAAACAGAGGCTCTTTTCTTTTACGCAAATTTTACATCCCCTTTAGTGAAAGGAGATGATTACATTATGGAAAAATATCCTAATTGCCATTTGGCGTTAGACACTACTGATGTAGAATTGATAAAAAGACGTATGAAATTTAGTGGACTGGAAATTCATGAAATTGAAAAATTTACTTTATGGAATCGAATTAAAGTCTTTTTTCTAAACATGATTTGGAGAACAGGGCTAGATGTCATACCACAATATGGTGTTTGGACAGAGTGTACAATGGACGAATGGAAGAGATATGCCAAACAATGGGATCTTGAAATCATAGACTTGGAGGAGCATTAACAGCTCCTCTTAGGTTTGGCTATTTTAGTCTTCTCAACAATTCGTAAGCGTAAGATTGGCTCATGTTAAAAAACTTTGCGGCATCTTTTACAGAAAGTCCTCTTTCAGAAACAAGGTATTCCAAATCCTTTGCGTAGTCAGATTTTTTTGGAGCATGTTTGATGATAACGGTTCCAATTGTTGAAATATGAGGAGAAATTTGTTTAATGTTAGTTCCAATGATTCGCGATTTGCCTTGGAGCAGATTTTGTACAATCTCACTAGCAGCATGTGCCACATCAGGTAACAAAGATAATGGATTATTTTTCATGATGGATTCTCCTCTGATTTTTGTTAAACCATACCATAAATACGCTATGTTTACAAGCCCCTTTATGAACAATAAACAAACATGAAGGAGGAAAACATTATGTTAAAACAGTTTAGGAAAGATTACGGCGAAGCTTGGAAATCTACGGATTGGTTTGCGGTAGCACTGATATATGCAAAAATTGGAATTGGATGGACGTTAGATCTAATACGATTCATAATTAAGCGGGGCGTGCTACGAAACAAAAATTATGACTTTTCTTTTGTTTAATTAACGTATGGATGCTGGGTGTTCGTGGGCGGGGTATTAGAGCTGTATCTTCACCACCTATGCGTTGCACCTTTCGAAACAATTAAAACAGCCGTTTCGACTTGGCTCAATGTTTTCCATCTTTAAATGGACTTTCGTTGAATTAACCCAGTGATCGGTATCGGTTACCCGATAGAGGGGCGAATGATTTACCCAGTGCTGTACTTAGTCCTAAGATACCTTTCTTAAGATCAGAATTGGAATCTAAAGCTACTTTTGTTGCGAGGTTACCGAGTGTGGATGCACCTTCATTAATCATTGACATCACTCCTTTCTGTGACGCTATAGGAGTAATTTTAGACGAGGTTTCCAAATTGTTATCATGCGGCTTTTTATCCGCATTTCTACATGTTGCCATGTAGTTCAGCATATGTCTTCATCCATACGTTAATTAAGCAAAAGATACCATATTAGCACTCGATTGTCAAGAGTGCTGATAATAAATTAAACAGGAGGCAATAAGAGTCATGAAAAAACAAAACAAAAAACTTCGTCCGGCTCTTACGCCGGAAGCGAGGGAAAACCAGATGATTTCATTGGCTGTAGATCTTGCAGAGAAACAACTGCTTGAAGGTACGGCCTCTTCACAAGTAATTACCCATTACCTGAAACTGGGAACAATGAAAGAACGCCTAGAGATGGAAAAGCTTGAGAAGGAAAATGAGTTGTTGCGGGCAAAGACCGAGGCAATTCAATCTGCTCAACGAATGGAAGAGTTGTATGAGAAAGCTATAAACGCCATGCGTGATTATGGCGGTATGGGGGATGAAGATGATTAGGACATATTCGGAGTTGTCAAAGCTGAAAACCTTCGAAGACAGGTTTCGATATTTGCAATTACATGGAAAAGTGGGGGAAGAGACTTTCGGCTTTGACCGGTACCTGAATCAGAGATTTTACAAGTCACCGGAATGGAAGTCAGTACGTGATGCCGTCATATATCGAGATAATGGTTGTGACCTTGGAATTGCCGGGCGTGACATTTATGCCAGAGCATATGTTCATCATATGAATCCGATTCTGCCAGAAGATTTGTCTGAAAATTACGAGATGCTTCTAAACCCAGAATATCTCATTACGGTAACACACGATACTCACAATGCTATCCATTATGGCGATGAGAATTTGCTAATGAAAGCTCCTATCGTGAGAAGCAAGAACGATACTTGTCCGTGGAGGAAAATATGAAAAATAATACGACTTTGGTGAAAAAGATTTTAGAGAAAATAGATGAGTTTCTATTTCACGTCTATTTCGAACGACCGTCACTTGCCATTATCTTTCAATTTCTAGTTATAGTTATTGAATACGCAATATTTCGGTTTATAGTAGACAACCTAATATGAATAATATCAGGGGAAAGATAAAAGCTACAAAAACGGTTTCCAGCAATTCTAGTTTTATTGATTTTAAATATGCTTCTCCATCTTCGGTGATTTCACATTCGCAATCGTATATGAACAAATCATAAATATATCCAAGTTTAAACAGCTCAATGATAATTGCTTCATCGGTATTTTCGGGATAGTGATTATGCTTTTTTATATATGATAGAATTCTGATGATTTTTAGTTTTGTTATCATTTTACCTCTGAAATTGTTTGACGATTGTTTTTAGTTTCTCACATTATTGATTATCTGTCAACCACGCCAAAAAAACATACCCTTTTATGAAGAGAGAGACATTATATGCACTGTCTCTTTTATTTTTGTGAAATTTTATGAGGTGGTGCGTTTATGGAAAATATTGAAAGTATTCTGACATCGGTCAAAGCTTCACTTGGAATTACAGAAGAGTACGAACATTTCGATGCAAATTTAATCATGCATATCAATTCGGTTTTTGGAATTCTTACACAGCTTGGTGTTGGACCTGAGGATGGTTTTTCTATTAGCGGAAAAGAATCTGTCTGGTCGGATTTTCTGGGGAACAAGACAAAAATGGAAATGGTAAAATCATACGTACATTTGAAAGTAAAGCTGCTGTTTGACCCGCCGCTAAGCTCAGTGGTTATGGAAGCTATGAATCGAATGGCTTCTGAACTGGAATGGCGCATCAATACAACTTCTGATCTGGACGAAGGATAGGAAAGGAAAAATCAAAATGGAATTGAATACAAATGCTATGGCGTTACAGCATCACGGTATCAAAGGGATGCATTGGGGGATTCGACGTTTCCAGCCTTATCCAAAGGGACATAAAGGCGGCAAGGAAATTGGCGAGGCGGCTCGAAATAATCACGAAGATTACCAGAGAGCGCATGGAATTGGGGAACATAAAAAGACCGTCAATGAGATGAGTGACAAGGAGCTTCAATCACGCCTGAATAGGCTTAGGATGGAGCAGCAATATGACCAGATATCAGGCACTTCAGTTCAGAAAGGAAAGAATGCCGCTGGTAAAATTTTGAAGACAGCAAAAACGGTTGCAGAAGTAACAACAACCGCAATTACCATTTACAACAATCTGGATAAAATTGGAAAGATTGTTAATAAAATACCGAAAGGCTAAACCATTATGTCATTATCAAACACCGCCGTTCCAAAATACTATGGAGCTTTCAGGGATGCTGTAATCCGGGGTGAGATACCAGTATGTGAAACTATTGAACTTGAGATGCGGCGTATTGATGATCTGATAGCAAATCCCGGTGTTTATTACGATGCCTCAAAAGTGGAAGGTTGGATTCGGTTTTGTGAGAACGAGCTGACTTTGACTGATGGTTCTGATTTGTTTCTACTGGACAGCTTCAAGTTATGGGGCGAGCAGGTTTACGGCTGGTATTATTTTGTTGAGCGTTCTGTGTATGAGCCTTTAAAAAATGGGCATGGCGGGCGTTATGTGACAAAGAGAATAAAGAAAAGGCTTATAAACAAGCAGTATCTGATAGTTGCCAGAGGGGCGGCTAAGACACTTTATGGAGAATGCCATCAGGCATATGGGTTGACTATGGATACATCCACCACTCATCAGGTCACAACGGCGCCTACAATGAAGCAGGCAGAAGAAATCCTATCTCCTTTTCGGACTGCTATTACTCGTTCACGAGGACCTTTGTTTCAATTTATGACAGAAGGCTCGTTACAGAATACAACGGGTTCGAAAGCAAACCGTATGAAATTGGCTTCCACCAAAAAGGGAGTTGAAAATTTCCTGACCGGCTCGTTATTAGAAGTAAGAGCGATGAGTATTGCAAAGTTACAGGGTTTACAGAACAAATACTCGACGGTTGACGAGTGGCTTTCTGGCGATATTAGGGAAGACGTGATTGGTGCTTTGGAACAAGGAGCGTCTAAGCTGGATGACTACCTGATTATTGCAATGAGCTCTGAAGGTACTGTACGTAACGGTTGTGGCGATACAATCAAAATGGAATTGATGGATATTCTAAAAGGTGAGTATGAGAATCCTCATGTTTCCATCTGGTGGTATAAGCTTGATTCTATTGATGAAGTCGGTAATCCGGAGATGTGGATAAAAGCCAATCCAAACATAGGGCTTACTGTTACTTACGAAACCTATCAGCTTGAGGTGGAACGAGCAGAGAAAGCCCCGGCGGCAAGGAATGATATTCTGGCTAAGCGGTTTGGAATACCGATGGAAGGTTATACCTATTTCTTTACGTATGAGGAAACATTGCCACATAGGAAGCGAAGCTATTGGCAGATGCCTTGTTCCCTCGGTGCAGATTTATCTCAGGGAGACGATTTCTGCGCCTTCACTTTTTTGTTTCCGTTACGACATGATTGTTTTGGGGTTAAGACCAGAAACTATATTTCTTCCACTACTATGGCGAAACTTCCGGGAGCCATGAGAATGAAATATGACGAGTTTATGCAGGAAGGCAGTTTAATCGTATTGGAAGGCACCGTGCTTGACATGATGGAGGTATATGACGATTTGGACAAGCATATTCTCGAATGCGATTATGATGTTCGCTGTTTCGGATATGATCCTTATAATGCTAAAGAGTTTGTGGCACGATGGGAAACGGAAAATGGTCCTTTTGGAATTGAGAAAGTCATTCAGGGGGCAAGGACAGAATCTGTTCCGCTGGGAGAATTGAAGAAACTGTCCGAGGAGAGGAAGCTGCTGTTTGACGAGGAACTTATGTGCTTTGCAATGGGCAACTGTATTACCTTAGAGGATACAAATGGAAACAGGAAACTATGGAAAAGAAGGTATGAACAGAAAATTGATGCAGTCGCTGCTATGATGGACGCTTATGTTGCGTTCAAGATTAATAGGGAAGCGTTTGAGTAGAAAACTGTCTGGCGGTTTGGCACGCACCAGACAGTAAACATTAACGATAAGTTTTCGATATAGTTTTTCTTTTGCCGCCACTGCTAATTGTGGTTTTAATTTTCTTCATAACTAAAAACCTCCTTAATCAATATTTGGTAGTTTTCGTGGTAAATGCGTGCCTTTACCACTACATAATGTATATCGGACAAATTAATGGAATAGTTTAGAGGTAATGCTATGTTTTTTACAGATTCACAAATCCGTTACATGAAATATGAACTTGGATTGTTTCTGAATTTCAGCAAGCTTACTGAAGATGACATTTCGGAAATTAAGTATACCGCCGGTGAGCGTTTGAGACATCGCAGAATAGACAATAGTTATAGCTTTATAGAAGATGGAGAGATGTGTAGGTCAATAATCAACAGCTTTCCGGAAAGTTAGTTTTAGGAGGAAAAATTCAAAATGGAGTTATCGTTTGGTTCCCGGCTGAAACATGCCTGGAACGCTTTTTTTAATAAGGATCCAACGAGATATTATCAGGATGTTGGGGCTGGTTCTGCCTACCGTCCGGACAGGCCGAGGTTCTCCCGGGGGAATGAGAGGTCCATTGCGACCTCTGTGTACAACCGGATTGCGTTGGATGCGTCTGCCGTAGATTTGATGCATGTAAGGCTCGATGAAAATGGCAGGTTTCTTTCAGCCATGGATTCAAACCTGAACCGATGTCTTACGCTGGAAGCAAATGTTGACCAGACAGGCCGGGCGTTTTTACAAGATGTTGTGATGTCTATGTTGGACGAAGGATGTGTTGCGATTGTTCCTGTGGATACCACGGTTAATCCAGAAGAGACTGGATCTTATGATGTGCTTTCTCTTAGGACAGGTAAAATCGTGGACTGGTATCCAGAGCATGTGAGGATTCGACTGTATAATGAGCGAACGGGACAGAAAGAAGAAATACTGCTGTCAAAAAGCATGGTGGGAATTGTTGAAAATCCTTTGTTTGCGGTAATTAACGAACCTAATTCGACCATGCAGCGCTTGATTCGAAAACTGAATCTTTTGGATGTCATTGATGAACAAAGTGGTTCCGGGAAACTGGATTTGATTATTCAGTTGCCGTATACCGTAAAGACAGAAATACAGCGCAAAAGAGCCGAGAAGCATAAGCAGGACATTGAGAATCAGCTTGCCGGTTCTAAGTATGGGATTGCTTATATAGATGCTGCGGAACATGTGACACAGTTGAACCGTTCAGTGGATAACAACCTGATGAACCAGATTGAATACCTGACGAGTATGCTTTATAGCCAGTTGGGGATCACTCAGGGAATTTTGGATGGCTCTGCTGACGAGAAGACGATGTTGAACTATTACAACCGTACTATCGAACCTATCCTGTCGGCAATTGCGGATGAGATGAAGCGGAAATTTCTTACAAAGACAGCGTTGACACAGTTGCAGTCTATCGAATTCTTCCGTGATCCGTTCAAGCTTGTTCCAGTATCTGACATCTCTGAAATAGCGGATAAGTTTACAAGGAATGAAATTATGACCTCAAATGAAATCCGACAGGTAATCGGAATGAAGCCGTCCGACGATCCGAAAGCAGACGAATTGCGCAATAAAAACCTAAGCGAACCTGCTGGGGGTGAGGCGGAAAAGACGGTTAATGAGAATTTAGAAGAAAAATAGGAGGAAAATTCAAAATGAAGTTTGACTTTAGTGGCTGGGCTACTAAGAACGACCTGCTTTGTTCGGATGGCAGGACGATCCGGAAAAATGCGTTTAAGCTGAGTGATGGAAAGACTGTTCCATTGGTCTGGAATCATCAGCACAGTGCTCCGGACAATGTTCTTGGTCATGCTCTGCTTGAAAACAGAGAAAATGGCGTATATGCGTATTGCAGCTTTAACGACAGTGAATCGGGACAGAATGCGAAAAAAATCGTAGAGCATGGAGATGTCCGTGCGTTGTCTATTTATGCTAATCAGTTGAAACAATCTGGGATGGATGTCCTGCATGGAGCAATCCAGGAGGTCAGTCTTGTTCTGGCCGGTGCAAATCCGGGGGCATTTATTGATTCGGTTTTAGCTCATGGAAGCGATGAGGAAGCCGGGATTATTCTTGGATATGATGAGGGTGGTATCATGTTGTACCACGCTGAGGAAAAAGAGAATGAGAAGAAGACTCCAGAAAGCGAGAATAAGAAACCGGAAAAAGAAGAGAAGCCGGAAAGTGAAGAGACTGTTGCTGATGTATTCGACACATTAAATGAAAAACAGAAAACCGTTGTTTATGCAATGCTGGGGCAGGCTTTGGAGAACGAAGGCGAGTCTGGCGAAGATGATGAGGGAGGTAGTAAATCAATGAAACACAATGTATTTGAAAATGAGCCGCAAAATACTGAGACGGTTCTTAGCCATTCACAGATGAACGCAATCTTAGAGGATGCGAAGAGATGCGGTTCCTTGAGGGCTGCAATCCAAAGCAACATAGAAGAGGGACAGTCATTAATGCATTCCTTGAATACAACGGGAATGGTTACAGCTACTGGAAACCAGAATTATGGGTTTAATGATCCGGAAATGCTGTTCCCGGAATACCGTTCCTTGAATACGCCGCCTGAGTGGATTTCCCGCAATATGGACTGGGTACAGAAGGTTCTTGGCGGTGTGCATCACACTCCGTTCAGCCGCATTAAATCCATGTTTGCAGATATTACAGAAGATGAGGCAAGGGCAAAAGGTTACATCAAGGGAAACCAGAAGAAGACCGAGGTATTCACGACTTTGAAACGAACCACAGAAGCACAGATGATTTATAAGCTTCAGAAGCTGGACAGACAGGACATCATCCAGATTACAGATTTTGACGTGGTATCTTGGATTCGTGCCGAGATGCGTGTCATGCTGAATGAGGAAATTGCCCGTGCTATCTTGATTGGTGACGGTCGTCAGGCAGATGCAGAGGACAAGATTCATGAACAGAATATCCGTCCAATCGTGAAGGATGTGCCACTGTTCAATATCACAGTATTTGTGGAGGTGTCCGCAAATCCTACCGAGGACGAGATTGCTAAGGCGTTAATCCGGGCAGTCATCAAGAGCCGTAAGCAGTACAAGGGTTCGGGCAATCCGACATTCTGGACAAGCGATGACTATCTGACGGACATGCTGCTTCTGGAAGATGGCATTGGCCATAAGCTGTACAAGACTGAGGCGGAAGTTGCCACTGCTTTGCGTGCGAAGGATATTGTTACAGTTGAGCCGTTGGAGAACCAGACGATTACTTATGAGGGAAAAGATTACCCGTTAATTGGAACGTTGGTAAATCTGGCGGATTACAATGTGGGCACAGACAAGGGCGGCGAAATTACTAATTTCGAAGACTTTGATATTGACTTCAACCAGTATAAGTACCTGATTGAGACCATGTTCTCCGGTGCTCTGGTGAAGCCGTTCTCAGCAATTACATTCCTTTTGAAGAAGGGCGCTGTTTCCAGTAATGATGCGGGCTCCGCTGATGACAGTGAAATAGACGACATTATTGATGGAATGTACCAGAATCCATAAGAGGTGAAAATTCAAAATGGGAAAATATTACGGGAAGATTGGCTATATAGAGACTGTTGAGACTAGCCCGGGGGTTTATACGGAGCAGACTGTCGAGAGGGAGTATTACGGGGATTTTTTGAGGAATTCCAGCAAATTCCAGACATCGGGGAATCTCAACGATGATGTGACAATCAATAATGAAATCAGTATAGTGGCTGACCCGTATGCCTTTAAGAATTTTCATACCCTGCGCTACATAACATACATGGGTGTGAAGTGGAAAATCGTTAATGTAGAGGTTCGGTATCCACGTCTAATTCTGGCGGTAGGGGGTGTATACAATGGCGAGACCTAGAGTCGAACTCCAAACAAAGCTGGAACATCTGTTGGGAACCCGCAATGTATATTTCCAGCCGCCAGAATCTATTCGTCTTTCATATCCGTGTATCATCTATGAGCGCAGCAGTATGAAGACCGATTATGCGGATAATGAAATTTACAGAAATTATAAGCGTTATAAGATAACTATAATCACCAAAGATCCGGATTCGGATATACCAGATAAGCTGGCTGCTTTCCCTTATTGTGGAATGAGCAGCCATTTTACTGTGGATAACTTATACCATGATGTTTTTTATCTATTTTTTTAGGAGGGAGAAAAATGAGCAGGATTAACTGGGATGAAACGGGTAAGAAACTTTACGAAACTGGTTTGGACCATGGCGTATTGTTTCCATTAAATAAACAGACAGCCGCATATGACAAGGGCGTGGCTTGGAACGGACTTACCTCGGTTACAGAGAGCCCATCGGGAGCAGAGGCAACACCGTTGTATGCAGACAACATTAAATATTTGGAGCTTCGTTCCGCAGAAGAGTTTGGAGCAACGGTTGAAGCTTATACTTATCCGGATGAGTTTGCTGTGTTAGACGGTTCTGCTGAAATTGCAGAGGGTGTACACATTGGACAGCAGCCAAGAGGCGTGTTTGGGCTGTCTTACCGTACTAAAATTGGCAATGATGTTGACGGAGAGGAACATGGATACATTCTTCATCTGATTTATGGAGCGATGGCGTCTCCATCAGAGAAGAACCGCCAGACCGTCAACGATTCTCCGGAAGCTGTTCAGTTTTCATGGACAATCACAACAACTCCGGTCGCGGTTTCCGGCTTTAAGCCAACTGCGCATCTTACGATTGATTCTACCAAGGTAGATGCTGATAAGCTGGCAGCTTTGGAAGCAATCTTGTATGGAACGGATGCAGTAGAAGCTACAGATGATACAGATGCGGTTGCTGCAACAGTAGCACGCCTGCCACTTCCGGATGAAGTAGCAACAATCTTTGCAGCAGCATAAAACATTCCCCCTGTGATTTGCAGGGGGTTTTCATTTTTCAAAATGGATTTCGAAAGGAGATTAACCAATGTTAGGATTGACGAGGACATATACCGATTATAACGGAACAGAGAGGACAGAAACATTTTATTTTCATTTTAGCGAGCTGGAGCTTGAGGAACTTCGGGTGTCAGAGAGTGGCGGATTGGACAACGCGATTAACCGCATTATAGCCGCACAGGATGGCAGGGAAATCATTCGGATTATGAAAGACATACTGCTGAAAGCATATGGAAAGAAATCTGATGATGGCAGGGGCTTCATTAAAAATGACAGAATTCGTGAAGAATTTGAGGGTTCCCCTGTGTTTTCGGATTTGTTCATGGAGCTTTCTACAGATGAGAAGAAAGCATCTAAATTCTTTGAAGGCGTGCTGCCAAAGAAGGCTGTCGAAGCGATGAGGAAAGCCGAAAACAATCAGGAAAAAATTACGAACATGCCAGTAGCCACAAGTTTGACGTAAATGGGGTGGACTGATGCTTGAGATTGAGATTCCAGATGTCGAGCTGTTTGACGACCAGACTGAGCAATTCAGCACTATCAAAGGGCAGAAGCTTAGGCTTGAACATTCGCTGGTATCGGTTTCCAAATGGGAAATGAAGTGGCATAAGCCATTTCTTGGAACCGATGAAAAGACGAGAGAGGAAACCATAGACTATATCCGCTGTATGACTCTTACACAAAACGTAAATGAGCAAGTATATGATTACATTTCGGATGATGTAATCCGACAAGTAAACGCATATATTGCTGACCCGATGACTGCAACATGGTTTTCGGGATCGGCAAAGACTAGCGGCTCATATAGCAGGGAGACGGTCACAAATGAGCTGATTTATTATTGGATGATTGCCTATAAAATCCCATTTGAGCCTTGTCAAAAATGGCATTTCGAGAGGCTCATGACTTTGATTCGAATCTGCCAGTTGAAAAACGAGAAACCAAAGAAGATGTCCAAGAATGAAATCTTGCGGGAAAACGCAAGACTTAACGCAATACGCAGAAAAAAACTAAACTCAAAAGGATGAGGGGGTAATATTATGTCAAAGGTTGAAAGTGCTATTAAATGGATGGAAAACACTGCGAATAACAATGCGCATGGGTATGACCAGATCTATCGGTGGGGTGAAAAAGGAGATTTTGATTGCAGCTCTGCGGTCATAACTGCATATGAGCAGGCTGGTATTCCCTTGAAAACGAATGGTGCCACCTATACGGGTAATATGTATTCTGCGGCTATGAAGTGTGGTTTTAAAGATGTTACCTCATCCATCAACTTGGCTACCGGTGCAGGGTTAGTTAGAGGGGACATTCTGTTAAATGAGGCGCGGCATGTTGCCATGTACTGTGGAAACGGTATGGAAGTGGAAGCGTCTATCAATGAAAAAGGTGGTGCAAGGGGCGGTCAGCCGGGAGACCAAACCGGTAGGGAGTTCCTTATCCGCCCGTACAGGAATTATCCATGGAACAAAATTCTTCGCTATCCAGAAACTCCGATGAAAAATCAAAATGCGAAAAAGGGAAAGATTTCTGTCGAGGAAGCAGCCCGTAATGTTATTGCCGGGAAATACGGGAATGGAGATGAGCGGAAAAAGAAGCTCAAGGAACTGGGGCTTGACCCGGATAAAGTCCAGAAAAAAGTAAATAAGCTGTTAAAAAGCTAAGGTGTAAAACATGATTGATTTTTCTTCCAAAGGGGATTGGCACAAGACATTTCAGTTTCTGGAAAAGGCTTCCAAGAATGACGTGTTAAACATTTTGTCGCAATACGGACAGAAGGGCGTGGATGCTCTGCGAGCCGCCACTCCGAAGAAATCTGGAAAGACAGCCATGTCTTGGAGCTATGAAATCGTGAAGACCGGGAGCGGCTGGACAATCCAATGGAAGAATAGCAATGTGAATCGTGGGGTTAATATCGCAGTGATTTTACAGACCGGACATGGAACCGGGACCGGAGGCTATGTCAGGGGGATAGACTACATCAACCCGGCATTGGAACCTGTGTTTAAAGAGTTAGCAAAGCAGGCATTTGAGGAGGTGACAGGGACATGACGACCGTTGATGAACGTGTAGTGGAGATGCGGTTTAATAACGCAGAATTTGAAAAACACGCACAGACTTCATTAAAAACGTTAAAGAATCTACAGGATTCTTCCCAGATGAGAGGGGCTTCTGAGGGACTTGATCGTGTCGGAAAATCCCTTGGCAGACTTAACATGAACGGGCTCAGTAATGCGGTGGATACCGTAAGGGCAAAGTTTTCTGCATTTGAGGTTGTTGCTGTTACCGCCCTTGCAAACATTGCAAATTCAACAGTGAATGCTGGGAAGCGTCTGATTAATTCATTTACCCTTGAGCCGGTTACGCAAGGGTTCTCTGAGTATGAACTCAAAATGAATTCTGTACAGACTATAATGGCAAGTACAGGTGCGGACATCCAGACAGTAAACAAATATCTGAATGAGTTAAACACCTATGCTGATAAGACGATTTATTCTTTTTCGGATATGACCGCAAGCATTGGGAAGTTTACAAATGCAGGCGTTGACTTAGATTCAGCAGTTAAGGCAATTCAGGGTATCTCCAATGAGGCAGCTGTATCCGGTGCAAATGCAAATGAAGCATCCCACGCAATGTATAACTTTGCACAAGCCCTTTCGGCGGGTTCGGTTAAGCTGATTGACTGGAAATCCATTGAGAACGCCAACATGGCTACTGTGGAGTTTAAACAGCAGTTAATTGATACGGCTGTAGAATTAGGAACTCTTGTAAAAAGCGGCGACGATTATATTTCCACCACAACGGATCTAAAAGGTCATGTTTCGGAAGCGTTCAACTCGACCAAGATGTTCAATGATTCTCTGTCCGCACAATGGATGACCACAGATGTTCTGGTTAAAACACTTGGACGATATGCTGACGAGACGACCGAAATTGGGAAAAAGGCTTTTGCAGCAGCACAGGATGTGAAGACATTTTCCCAGTTAATGGATACCTTAAAAGAAGCTGCTGGCTCTGGCTGGGCAACCAGCTTCGAGATGATATTTGGCGACAAGGAAGAAGCAAAAGAACTTTGGACTGGTGTTAGCAAAGTTTTGGGTGGGGCTATTGATAAAATGTCCGATGCCCGAAATGCAATGCTTGGGACATGGAAGGAATTGGGTGGCAGGAAGGATCTGATTGATTCTGTCAGCAATTCTTATAAAGGTCTGTTGTCTGTAATCAAACCGATTAAGAAGGCTTTCCGTGATGTATTTCCACCGATGACAGGAGAAAGACTTGCTGGGCTTACCAAATCGCTCAAAGAATTCACGGCACACTTAAAATTAAGTAAAAAAGATGCTCACAACCTCCGGGATACGTTCCGGGGGTTATTTTCTGTCTTTTCATTACTGAAGCAAGCCATTGGTGGAGTTGCGACATCTTTATTCCCGATGACAAAAGATGTTGGGAAGCTTGGCTCGAACATTCTTGAAGTGACTGCGTCAGTTGGACGGTGGATTACCGGTCTGGATGAGGCGGCGAGGAAGAATCAGACTTTTTCTAAAGCTGGCGAAAAGTTATCGTCAGGGCTTACGGCGTTGGCTGATATTTTTCAGTCGGCGTCAAAGAAAGCCAAGAGTTTTGGCGATAGCCTTTCGAAAGTTTTCAGCGGGCTTGGCAGTGGAGAAGATTTTTCACTACTCGAAAAAGCGGGGAAAATATTATCAGGATTTGGAAAAGGTGTATCGGAGGGATTCGAGAAAGCTTCTCCGGTTCTTAAAAAAGTTGGCTCTGTTTTTGGAACCGCCTTAAGCGCTGTCGGTAAAGCAATCGGAGATTTTCTTCAAAATGCAGATTTCGACGCATTGGTCAGCTTGTTGAATAGCGGCATTTTACTTTATTTCGGGAAGACACTTGGCGGCATGTTCAAGGAGATTTCGGGTGTTTCCAACAAAGCAGGCGGGATTCTTGACGGGATAAAGGAAGTGCTTTCAGGAGCGGGCGATGCCCTTGAGAAATTCCAGCAATCTATCCAGATAGAGAATCTAAAAAAGATTGCCATCTCCATTGGTATTTTAACCGTTTCCTTATTGGCGTTGTCCACTTTGGATGCCGAAAAATTAGGGACGTCTCTTATGGGAATTGCCGGTCTTATGGGTTCTTTATTGGGGACGATGGCTGTCATAAGTAAAATCGGCGCAATAGATGGAATCATGAAGACATCTACGGCAATGATTGAGATGTCTGTAGCGGTTCTGATACTGGCATCTGCGTTGAAAAAAGTATCTGCTATTGAACCGGACAAACTGGCAATAGGTCTACTGGCGATTGGCACGCTTATGACTGAATTGGTTGCGGTTTCCATTGTTATGGATAAGACCGGGGCAAAAATGGTCAAGGGTTCTGCCGGATTGATTCTATTTGCCGGAGCCTTATTAATTATGTCCGAAGCGGTGAAAAGGCTGGGAAACATAGATGTCGAAGCGATTAAGACCGGACTGCTTACCATTGCAGGAATATTGGCGGAAATTAGCCTGTTTTCACAGATTGTCAAGCCACAAGGAATGGTCGCAACAGGACTTGGTATGATTGCAATGGGAGCAGCGTTTGAAATCATAGCTGATGTGATTTCTAAGATTGGTGCAATGAACCTTGAAACTATTGGAAAAGGCTTGCTTGGAATCGGTGGAGCTTTGGCAGAAATTGGTGTGTTTGTTGCTCTTGTTCCGACAGCCGACCTGCTCTTAATGGGACCTGCTATGGTTGTTATGAGTGCAGGAATACAAGGTCTTGCTTCGGCATTGTCGTCTATGGGCGGGATGTCTTGGAAGGAGCTTGCAGTCGGACTTATTGCTTTGGGCGGTTCCCTTGCAATTTTAGCAGCAGGAGCCATAGCCATGACAGGAGCATTGCCGGGGGCTGCCGCCATGCTGGTTATGGGTACGGCATTGAGAATATTCGTTCCGGCTTTAATGACTCTGGGAAAAATTAAGCTATCTCAGCTTGGTGTTGGGTTAGTGGCTTTGGCTGGAGCGTTTGCGGTACTTGGTGCGGCATCCGCAATTCTCTCACCATTGATTCCGGCTATGCTTGGATTGGCAGGCACAATGACATTGTTGGGGGTAGCAGTTGCAGGGGTTGGCGCAGGAGTCGCTTTGGCAGGTGCTGGACTTTTAATGCTTGGTTCAGCAATCAGCACATTGGTAGCCAAATCCTCTACGGATATTAACACATTTGTAGATAATATAAAACAAATTGTTATATCCATACTTACCATGGTTCCAGATGTCGCAACCGCACTGGCAGAAGCCGTCATAGAATTCGCAAAGGTTTTAGCGGATGGAGCTCCGACTATTGCGGAATCTGGAATAACCATTATATCTGAATTTCTAGGTATGATTGGAACATTGTTTCCACAGATTGTTAATACCGGTATCGGGATGCTTTTGGCTTTGCTGGACGGGATAGGACAGAATATTGGAGATGTTGTTGATAAAGCGACGCTGATTATTGTCAATTTCCTGAAGGGAATAGCGGATAATATAGATGATATTGCTGATGCCGGCCTTGAGGTGCTTTGGGCTTTCTTAAATGCAATTGTAAATAAAGCAGTTGAAGGTGTAGCCGTAGGAGCAGATTTGGCGGGAAAGGTTTTACAAGGACTTGGCGATGCGGCGAGTGGATTTCTTGAAGCTGGAAAGAATGCTGTTCGGGGATTTGTAAATGGATTACTTTCCATACCGGGAGAACTGATTGCGGCTGGTGCATCGCTTGGAAAGAAAGCTTTGGAAGCCGCTAAAAACGCCCTTGATATCAACTCTCCATCTAGGAAATTTGAAAAGGTTGGTGTCTGGTCAGTACAAGGATACATTGGTGGTTTCGATAAGGAATCAAAGAATGCTCGCAAGCAGGTACTAAAGAGTCTCAAGGGAATTCTGAATTATACAGCAAAGCATATGTATGATTCCAAGACCCGTGCGGCAGTCAAAGCTGTTTCCGGAGAGCTTAACAAGGATTTGAAATCCCGTTTGGAGACCAGACTTCAAAATGATTCCATAGGTTTGGAAGCTGCTAAGAAGATTAAAGAGTACCGGAAACAGCTAAAGACATTGAAAGCAGAAAAAGCATCTGCCGAAACGGTTCTTAATTCCAAGACCGCCACAAAAGCAGAAAAGAATTCCGCTTTGAAGGAAGTGGAGGATATTAGCAACCGGATTAAGCAGCTTCATGAGGAAATTGGAAAGCAGCAGGACATTATCCAGAACCGTACGAAGAAACTAGTAACCGACATGTCCAAGACGTTTGTCAAAGAAATCCGGATGATGGAGCAACTGAAGGAAATTGATAAAAAAGTTGCAGCTACCGTAGCTAAAATCCCGAAGGCTGTGGACGCTTATGTCGGAAACAGCAAGAGCGTCACTGAATACGCTTCCGGGACAGTCAAGAAGTTTACCCGATCTTTTGGAAATAAGAAATCAGGTAATTCGAAAGCCGTGAATACCCTGGATACATTTGCCCAGAAGCTTTATAAGGAATCAGATTCCTATAAAGAGACGGTAAAGAACCTGAAATCTTACACAAAAGAGTTGGAGAAACTTGAGAAAAAGAAAAAAGCGCTGGAACCGGTGGCGAAGGGGCTTTCTGAATTAAAGAAAAAACAAGAAGAGCTGGAAAAGGTTGCAAGCGACTCCAAAGCGACAAAGGAACAGAAAGCACGGGCGAAAGAGGAGCTGAATACTGTCAAGGAACAGGTGAAGAATGCCGAAAAGGCGAAGAATTCCATAAAAGACCTGAATAAGCAGGTTAAGGATACCAGTAAGAGCATAACGAAAGAAACTAAGAATCTGGCCAAGGGCCCACAGAAAGCCCTGAAGCAGTTTACTAAGTCGATAAGGGAAAGTATCAAGGAATTCACCAAACTTTCCAATGTCAGCTTTGAAAAGATTTTCAGCGGATTCAACAGGATTGAGAAATCTAACAATCTTGTTGAAGAAGCCACGACTGCCTATGATATGTTTGGCGTAACGTTAAAGACTGTTTCTGAGGAAATCAAGGAAACCAGTGATTCCATGGGTATTCTTTCCGTCAGCGCAGATACGGGCATCAATCTGTTGGACCGGTTCTCCAAAGTGAGCTCTAAAAGTGTACGCCGTCTGATGAAGAATGCAAAGAGCCAGTTGAAAGCCTATGCGGAATTTCAAAATGGAATTGCAGATCTTCGGAGCAGGGGGCTGGACAGCAGTTTTGTTGATGAGCTGGAAGAGCAGGGACCGGATGCGTTAAGTTATATTCGTGGCTTCCTGAAAATGAGTGGCGATGAAATTGCAGAGTACAATTCCCTTGTCGCAAAGAAGACAGATTATGAGGCGCAGGCTGTAGAGAAGAACATGCAAAAGACCGTCTCTAAGTACGAGCAATGGGTCAAGGATATCGAGAAGCTGGCTTCCAGAGGACTTTCCGATGGTATCATAGAAAAGCTCAAGGAAGCGGGCGTGGGGCAGGCGGAATTTGTCAGCGCCCTTACTCATATGAGCGGTGCGACCATTTCTAATGTCAACAGCATGTACGCCCAGTCGGTTACTTCAGCCATCACGGAAAGTGTGGTGGAAGATACGACAGAAGGATATGCGACATTCTTAGAGGGCATCCGTGCGAAGGCTGCGGAGTATGAGCAGTGGAACAAAGACCTTGCCATGCTGGCAACCAAGGGTTTGAGTGATAAGGTCATTGAGAAACTTCGGGAGATGGGCATTGACCAGACAAAAGATTATATTGCTTCTATGTTAAAGGAGTCGGCAGCCGGTCTCGCAGAGATTAATGAGTATTATGCGAAATCCATTAATAATGGCAGAAGTGCAGCTGAGGTCTGGCTTTCCAATATGCAGGTTTCTACGGACACTTATGAGAAGTGGCAGAGCGACATGAAGAAGCTGGCAAAGAAGCTTGGAAAAGATGACCCACTTTACCAATCCATCATGTCCATGGGCTGGGAAGCTGGTGCTGAGTATGCAGATGCGTTCCTGTCGGCTTCGGCAGAGCAACAGAATAAAATCGTAGACGAGTTTAACAAACAGCAGGTGCATAACAGTGAGGCAATCATACAGTCATTAAAAGACCGTGTGAAAATTGTAAAGCAGTGGAAGAAGGACTTGGAGACACTTGCAAAGACGGATGGAATGAACGATTCCTTGATGTCAGAGCTGGTAGAGATGGGGCCGGAAGCATACGAAAAGGTTCATGCCTTGACGCAGATGAGCAAAGAAGAATTCAAGGTCTTTGCCACGGAATACGAAGCGGCCGTTACGAATGTACCTAAGCAGATTTCACAATCTGTAACGGCGTCCTATGCTTTTGTTGCAACAGATGCGATTGAGGGGTTTGCGAAAACTGTTTCCAACCAGACAAATGTTTCAAAAGTGAAACAGTCTGTAAATGCCGTTATCGAAAAGGCTTCAAAGACAGCAGACACAAATTCCAAGAAAGAGTCGAAGAATGTGGCATCCAATGTTGTCAGCACTGTCAAAGGGGTACTGAATAAGAGTGCGGGGAAAGAAATCGGTTCAAATTTCTCAGCAGGTCTTGTTTCTGGTTTGAACAGTAATAAGAGCATGGTAACAAGTGCTGCGAGAAGTCTTGCAAGGGCAGCTTACAACAGCATGAAGAAGGAATTGGACATCAATTCTCCTTCAAAGAAGACCGAAGAATTGGGAAGCTTCTCTGATATCGGATTTGCAAACGGTCTTTTGAAATACGTTGGCAAGGTAAAAGATGCTGCGGGCAGGGTTTCAGAGGCAATGCTGGATTCATTAGGAAATGGCATGTCTTCACTGAACGGATATTTATCTGGTGAAGTGATTTCCACTCCTACTGTCCGTCCGGTCTTGGATTTGTCCAATGCGACTTATGAAGCCAGCACTCTTTCCGGAATGATTAATGCTTCTGGAAATTTAAACATTAATATAGGAAGAGATGCGAATCGGGATGTGGTAAATGCAATCAATTCTATGCGGGAAGATTTCGGCAGACAGGTTTTAGCCTTATCGGAATCAATATCGCAGATGCAGGTGGTCATGGATTCTGGAGCACTTGTCGGTCAACTCGCAGAACCAATGGATCAGGCATTTGCACAAAGGGCTGTGTTCAGCGGAAGGGGGATGTGACATGTACCATTCAGTTACATTTGGGGATAAGAATACTTGGGATGACTGGAAGCTGGTGCCTACCAGCAGACCGGTATTCGCCCCGCCTTCCCAAAAGACGCAGTACCTTGAGATTCCGGGGGCAGATGGTTCCCTTGATTTTTCTGAATCCCTGACTGGCTATCCGGTCTATAACAACAGGGAAGGCTCGATGGAATTTTACGTCATGAACGATTATGACGGTTACCGCTGGCATGAAGTATATTCCACGATTATGGATTACCTGCACGGAAAGACTATGCGTGCGATATTAGAGGACGATCCGGATTATTACTATGAAGGGCGGTTCAGTGTCAATCAGTGGTCATCAGAAAAGGACTGGTCAAAGATTACCATTGCTTACAGTGTTGGTCCTTATAAATGGGGGTTCTATTCTTCCATAGATACAAACTGGCTCTGGGACACCTTCAACTTTGAAAAGGATTATATTTCGCACAAACTCTTCAAGGACATTGTTGTGGAAAGTAATTCGGAGTGGACAATAAAAACTTTTGCCACGAGGGTGTTTGGCAGGGCGGCGGTATGTCCTGAATTTATCGTGCAATCTGCTAATGGAAACGGTATGGATGTAAGAATGACGGATGGAACGACAGGAAGAACAGTCGAAACTCATTTAGCAGACGGTACACATAAGATTTATGACATTATCTTGTTAGGAAATGCTGTGACCTTTGCGTTCAAAGGTGCTGGTACGGTATCCATAAATTTCCGGAAAGGGAGGCTGTGAGATGTTCACAATTTATGCGGATGGGGAGTGCATCTACAATGATGTCAATAATTTACAGGAATTGCGTGTTGTTTCCCCGGAGCTGGAATTGTCAGACAATGCGGCAGGAACATTGACCATGACGCTTCCCCCGTCAAATGTTGGTTATGGCTTGATTCAATGTCTCTCCACAGTAATCACGGTCAAGCGAGATGGAAAAGAGATTTGGAGCGGGCGTGCTGTATCGGAAAAGATGGATTTTTGGAAGAACCGGGCGCTGACCTGTGAGGGGGAGCTGGGGTATTTGAATGACTCCCTGCAACCACAGAGGGAATTCGAGAACCCAACGCCACGGAGTTTTCTGAATGAAATCATAGCGGTACACAACACAAAGGTTTCCGCAGATAAGCGGTTTACAGTAGGTGTAGTAACTGTGACAGATTCCATGAAGAACGAGGATTCCGAGCAGGATGAGTATTACAATGATATTTATGTCTATACGAATTTTGATACGACCATGTCCTGTATACAGGAGAAGCTGGTTGGAAACTTAGGCGGACACATCCGCATCCGAAAGGAAAACGGGGTTCGTTACATTGACTATTTAAAGGACTATCCGAAAACGAATTCCCAAGTCATAGAATTTGGAAACAACCTGATGGATTTTGTCGTGAATTATGACGAGACAGATTTCTGCACGGTCTTGATTCCGCTTGGAGAACGTTATGACGAGGGCGAGATTGATGGGCTGGAAGGGTATCTGGATATTTCAGATGTGAATTCCGGGAAGAATTATTTGACAAATGACAGCGCATTACAGTCTTTCGGCTGGATTGAGAGGGTGGAGCATTTCGATGATATTTCGGAGGAAGACGAGCTTTTAGCAAAAGGCAGGGAGTTTCTATCAGACATCCAATTCGGGACAATGGAGCTGGAAGTCAATGCCGTGGATCTGAATTATCTGAAAGCTGATGCAGAAGCGATTGAGCTATTGGACGAAATACGTGTAAAATCCAGACCTCACGGTCTTGACCGCATGTTTCCAGTCACAAAGCTGAAAATACCGATTGACCACCCGGCAGATTCTACGTTCACCATGGGAACAAAAACCGTCGGCAGTTTTACGGCTCGAAGCAATGAGGCAAACCGGAAAGTCTTGGATGTTATTGGAAGTTTACCCTCAAAGAAATCTATTTTGGAAGACGCAAAGAACAATGCGGCAGATTTAATCCGTGCTGCTTCCAATGGTTATGTCACGATTACACGGGACGAGCAGGGGACAGAGGCCATTTATATTTCTAATGAACGGGATTATAAAAAAGCCACAAAGGTCTGGGTATGGAACCTGAATGGTCTTGGATATTTTCCAAATGGAATCAACGGTGGAAGCGTAAATGTCGCCATTACCATGGACGGTACGATTGTTGCTGATTTCCTAAAAGCGGGAGTATTGTCTGATGGTGCTGGGAAAAACAGTTGGAATTTAAGCGATGGGACATTGAACCTGCAAGGAGTGTTTACTAATGGAAGCGATGAGGGTTCTAAGATAAGATTAACTGGCGGTGCAATTACGGGGTACTGGAATGGGGCAGAGCGTGGAAAGATTATCATGGATGGAACTTTTACAGATGGAAACTCGCACGCTCAGTATGCAGGTATTAAACTGAAAACAGATGTCATCGCACTGGATTCCAAACAGTTATGGGTTCGGGATTCTGATTCGGGCTCAGAACTTTTTTCAAACACATATACCACCGATGATGAAGAAAATTTTGTAATAAATTTTGAAGCTTCGCGAACCGTTACAGAAATCAGCGCAATCACCAATATTACTCCTATATGGAAAACACTCCATAATGTAGAGACAATTGAGAATGGTGTAGTCACCAAATGGGACACATTGAACGTGGTAGGTGGTTGGTCTAAGGACGAGACTACATGGGAGAAAGTGCTTACCGATTATACAAATACATGGACATATCGAAATGTGAAGTTTCTGCATGGATTGCGCATAAAATAAGGGGGTTTGAAACGATGAAAAAAGAAACGAAACCGGTTTTAGAAGATAAAAAAGTAGTGGATGTAAAAGAGCGTAGGATTGGTGCTTCTTCCGTAAAGCGCACACTTCAAAATGGAGATGGAAGGAAAGCAAAAATTCATGAAAACTGAAAATAAGGTTATTAAAATGAATAGAAACGTAGATATTGTGATTTCTGAAACCAAGGAAAAACTTGAAAGTGTATTGAACGGGAGTCATCTCGCCCCGTCGATTATGGAAATTATTTTGGAAAACGCACTTTATCAGGTGCGGATGTTAAAAATGATTAGCACAAGCATGGTTGTTGACGAAGCCGGAGAGGAGAAAGAACATGGCGAACATAAGCACGTTCCTTGAACGAATACGAAATGCCATTTACGGAGAAGAAGTGAGAGGCTCCATACATGATGCGATTTCTGCCATGAATGAAGAATCTTCGGAAGCCATAAATGTAGCAAGGGACGCTCAGGATTCTGCGGCCAATTCCGCTTCGGAAGCAGCTACATCTGCACAGACGGCAACTGCAAAGGCGGCAGAGGCTTTAAGTAACGCTGAAAATGCATCCGCTAGTGCTGAAAGCGCCCAGAGTAGTGCAGAATCAGCAGAAGAAGATGCGAATACTGCATCTGAAAAAGCCGCAGAAGCCCTTGGGTATGCCAGCGATGCTAATTCGGCATTAAGACTTGCCAGTGGACAGGCGCAAAATGCCCAAAGCTCTGCGAGTGCTGCTTCGGCTTATGCGGCAACAGCAGAAGAAAAAGCCGACGAAGCCGTTGAAAAAGCAAGACAGGCAAGTGTCTCAGAGGAAAACGCCAGACAATATGCTGAAAATGCCCAGACCATGTCGGATAGCGCAGACCTGGCAAGGATGTGGGCAACAGGTGAAAGCGAATCACAAACCGAGCCATCCCCAACTAACAATGCGAGATACTGGGCAGAGCAGGCAAGGGCAAGTGCGGGCGGCGGGGTGACAAGTTTTAATTCCCGCACTGGCAACGTTACCCCGCAGGCGGGGGATTATGATGCGTCCATGATTTCTTTTGGGGATTCGAATGTTGGAGAAGTTATTACTGAAATTCAAAATGGAATTGGTGTATCAGAAAACGTTATTACTTCTATTATTAATGGTACTTATGGAGAGTCTTAATCGCGCGTAAGGGCTCTTTGTTTGTATATAAACTATTTTACATTTATTTTATGGAGGGAAAAATTATGAGTTTATCAAACAATCATGTAACAGCGGCGCAGCTTGGAACATTTGCTACCGAGCTTGAAACTAAAACTGAGGCACGTTATGCAAAAAATTCAACGGTAAATACCTTGATTGGCAGTGACACAGGAAAGAGTGTTCGTGGCATTGCCAATGAGGAAATTGCTGCGCGGCTTATCCCGGAGAACGCACGGGAAGCATTGGATACTTTGCAGGAAATCGCAGCATGGATTCAGAGTCATCCGGATGAGGCGTCTGCCCTCAACCTGAAGCTGACGCTGGGCACCCATGCGGTTCCAAAGTTTGTGCAGGCAACCGGGACATTTGTGGATGGAACTACCTATTATACAGATGCGACCGGCGAAACAGAGGTTGATACAAGCGAATTCGTTGCTGGTACGACCGATGTAAGCAGCTATTACGTTCAGGATGGCACAGAGACTGTACAGTATTCTACGGTTGCTGAATTTGTAAATGCGGTTGCGGCTGGCAAGGTTGATAAGGATGGTACTAAGGTTCTGTCCGACAACAACTACACCACCGCTGAGAAGAACAAGCTGGCATCTCTGAATGCTTGTGACGACGCTGAGATTACGGAGATTCTCAACGGAATGTATTCTTCATAAGCTGTTCGTGACAATCACCAAGCCCCCTTGAACTGAAACAGGTTCTTGGGGCTTTTTAAATTGGAGGTTTGTATGCCAAACAACAATAACAACAACGATATTAATTTTATCACACTGGATAACCTGAATTTTTATCATCAACATGGGATTGTTCCTATTAAAGAAACAGCGGAGGCACTTGCAAATGCCGAGACAGCGTCTGAATCAGGGGCAAACGGATTAAGGTATTACAATGGAAATTTACAGTACTCTACGGAAACTTTTTCCCCCGTGACGCCGGAAGGGACAGAAAATCCCTCGGAGCAGGGCTGGTATGAGCTGGACGGCGAGAGTTATGTCCTGACAGAGGATACGGAGGTTGTAAGCGGGAAAGAGTATTATACACAGGAAGTAACTTGGGAGACTATACAGACTGGTGGAGGTGGTGGTTCCGGTGACACCAAAGATTTAGGTGAATCATGTACTACCGTATTTAATGCCGACGGTAGCATAACCGAAACCTATTCAGATAGGATAAAGACCACTGAATTTGAAACTGACGGTACCATTACTGAGACATTATCTGATTTGAACGGTACGGCATACGCAACAAAGACAGTAACGTTTAATAGTGATGGTAGTATAACTGAATCTGTTACAATTGTTCAATCATAACGATTTAATATAAAAAAGAGAGGTGTTTGTATGAGTTGGGCTGAAGTAAATTATATTGAAAGCTCTATTTCTAAAGCCGGTAAACAAGTATTCACGCAAAGCGGGACGTTTACAGTACCGAATGGTGTCCACAATATTTTTGTGACCATGTATGATGGTGGTGGAGGTGGTGGTGGCGGTGGTGGAATTCCTTTGCCTGTTCCAGATACAACTTCTATTTTTCCAGTATCATTACTAGGTTTTGCCTCTTTTTTCTTTTCTTTTTTTTCCTTTTTTTCTTTTTTTTCTTTTTCTTTTTTTTCTTTCTCTTTTTCTTTCTTTTCTTTCTCTTTTTCTTTCTTTTCTTTCTCTTTTTCCTTTTTTTCTCTTTCCTTTCTTTCTTTTTCTGCTTTCTTATCAACTTTTGGTGTTTCTTCTTGTTCATCCTCCTGAGCAACTTCTTCTCCGTCTTCCCATATTGTTCTATCTATTTTCCTTTTTGGAACAACTAATCCTCTCATTAAACTTCCTAATATATTTCTTGCAATATATTTTGAAAATACTGCATTATCTGTATTATTTGTATTTTGCTCAATACTTAATCCTCTAACTTTCTTTAATTCTCTATCAATTCCTTTATGTCCACTTCCCGTTAAAATTAGTCTTCCATTTTCATCATCAACATCTACCGTATTTATACTATTTTCTAATTCTCCTTGGTTTATTATAATTTCAGATTTGACTGAACTATTTCCTGAAGACCCTAATCTTTGCTTTAAAAGTTGAATCATTTGTCTTCCTTTTTCTTTTAATTCATTTTCTTTCATTGGTTTGTATTCTTTTAATCTTGTTTTGACGAGATCATCACTATTTTGAACTATATCAACTAAAGCTTGGACTTCTTCTGGGTCTGGAATCTCAAATCCAATATATCCATCATTTACTCCAAAATATAAAAAGTTATCTGTCCCCTTTTCAAAGGAGTTACCGAATTTTTTATATAATTCGCAATCGAAAACTATTTCAAATGTTTTTAAATCAAAAAGTAAGAATCTCAAAATTTTTACTCTTGCTTCTATACAAAATACTAAGGCACCTTGAAGGCCTGAATAAAGCCAAAATTTACTATCTTTTCCACTTGTATAGATACGAGCATAATAAATTCCAATAATATCATAATTACCATATAAGAGACTATATATTATTTTCTTTTGAACTAGAGATACAGTCTCAGACATTTTTTATTTATAATTAAAAATTATCTTTTATTTATTAATTAAAAATAAAAATAAATCATTCAAAATAAATTAATTATTATTCTATGGGGATTGGGGATTGGGGATTGGGGATTGGGGATTGGGGATTGGGGATTGGGCCCAATC